TCATAAGGAAACACCCCAACACCAACTTCCATTTCATCAACCGTAGGGAATACATCGAGGGCAACATGTTCCTGAGATGGTACTTCGACCAACCAAACATCAAGACCGGCATATATGCTGATCTGAAGAGATGGGTGGACGGCCGACGTGATGATATCAAATGGATGAAACTATAAGGTCTTCGTGGTAGAACTGGCGTCCAGCTGGTATATCTTCCTCATCTTCACACCAACTTTCTGTGCGTACTTCTTGGTATCACAATATGAACACACGTGTTTGTAATCGTTCGAAGCCCTGTCAGGGTCCACCTGAGCCTTGGGCCTTAGGAAAGTGACACCGCAAGAGTCACACTTGAATACGTATATGGTGTTTTTCCTGTGGAAGGTATGATAAACCCCCAATTTACTCTGGCGTTCGTACAATCTCATGGTCTTGAGCGTTTCTATGAACATATGTGTATTTAATAAATATGTACAACACATTATGGCGAGAATTATTATAGACATAGGAACACTGGGCAATCCGGCAACAGGCGATACTTTACGTACCGCCATGACGAAGATCAACACGAATTTTGAAGAACTTTTCATAGGAAATGCCTCAGATGGCCAAATCACCACCACCGTCACTAACGGTGACATATCTATTCAGCCCAACGGGACAGGTATAGTTGAGGTAGATGCACTGTCTGTGAACAGTGATAACATAACTTCACTGACCACCAATTCATCTGTTACCATCACAGGTAACGGAACGGGAGGTGTGGACATCGAAGGCATAAGTGTAAATGGCACAACCATCTCGAGTTCAGACAGTAGCACGATCAACATCAATGAGAATCTCATAGTTGACGGCACAGGAGACTTCTCTGGCACTCTATCAGTGACAGGAGCGTCAACATTGACCGGGGGAGCAACCATAGATGGTGTCAGCATCACGGACAACACGATTTCAACAGTATCATCAAACGCCAATCTAGAACTCACAGCGTCAGGCACTGGTTCTGTCAGCATTGATGGCATACAGATTTCAGGAACAGAGATAAGTTCGAGTGACTCAACACAGATCACAATAAAAGAAAATTTACACGTGACTGGGAACATCACGGGCACGATTGACGCTGACAACTCAACAGTTTCAAACCTGGAAGTGGACAACTTCAAGGCCGCTTCAATTGTCACAGAAGCGGAAGGCATTGGAAGCAACGACAATGACACAACTCTACCAACGTCGGCGGCCGTAAAAGATTACGTGGACGCAAGGGATATAGGTGACCTATCCGTAACAGGTTCGACGATATCAGCACCGTCAAATGCGGATCTGACTTTGACCACATCAGGTACGGGATCAGTCAGCATCGACGGAATACAGATTTCGGGAACAGAGATAAGTTCTTCAGACTCAACACAGATCACAATAAAAGAGAATTTACACGTCACAGGAAACATCTCTGGAACGATAACAGGAACAGTCACAGGCACAATTGACGCCGACTCATCAACAATTTCCAACCTGGAAGTGGACAACTTCAAGGCGAGTGCAATAATCACAGTGGCGGAATCGCTGGCATCAAATGATTCAGACACAGCACTCGTGACAGCAGGTGCTGTTATTGACTACGTGGATGCACAGGATGCCAACATAGCCAGTGACACCCTAACTTTCACAAACAAGACCATTGATGCCAATGCAACAGGTAATAATATTTCGAACATTGACATAGGCAACATGACGGCCGCAGTTGTTGTAACGGAATCAGAGGGCATAGGTTCTAATGACAATGACACAACAATTCCAACAAGTGCCGCAGTAAAAGATTACGTTGACAACAACGCAGGTGGCACAACAGGTGACCTGGCCATAACAGGATCAACCATATCAACACCTTCAAACGCAGACCTAACACTGAGCCCAGGTGGAACAGGTAGTGTACAGACACCGGGAGTCACGATAACAGACAACAAGATCACATCAAATAGATCAAATGACAACTTAGAGTTAAACGCATCAGGCACAGGAACGATAGTGCTAGAGAATTTAAAAGTGGGCACGGGTGCCACAGTGACGACGATACTTGACGAAGACAATATGTCCTCTGACAGTGCCACGGCATTGGCTACACAACAGAGCATAAAAGCATACGTGGATTCACAGGCCGACACAGGTGGCATGACATTCTCAGGCAACACAATGTCTACATCAAGTAACGCAGACATAGAGATCACACCGGGAGGCACCGGAGCAGTAGTATTAGGTGATGCCATCAGGATCAGAGACAACCACCTAGAAGGCACAAGATCAAACGAAGACGTCATCATTGATCCTGCGGGAACAGGTGGCATTATTGCACAAGGTCCTGTGACGTTCAACGCAGGATACATCGAGAAGATCAACACACTGACTTCAAGTTCGACCATCACGGTCAACTGTGCGACGGCCAGCGTACACAAGGTCACACTGGCAACATCAACAGAATTCAACATCGCAAACCTACCAACAGGTGGCACGGTCACATTGATAATAACACAGGATGGCACAGGTTCAAGGACGGCCACTTTCGGCACTGACGGTTCTTCGGCCGTGAAGTTCCCATCCAACAGTAGCACACTTTCGACCGGTGCCGCTGACATAGACGTTGTCACAATCATCAACGACGGAACCAACTTCCTGGGCAACATTGCCAAGGACTACAGGTCATCATAGGAGGACTAGATGCCTCTTGGTATACACAGACACATCATCACAGTGGGCGGCAACTGGGATCCTTCAGACAGCGTCACCACAAGTTTTCACATCGATGCCGCAGACACATCAAGTTATTCACTCAGTGGTAGCAACGTTTCATCTATAACTGACAAGGCAGGCAATTTCTCAATCACTGTCAACGGCACACCAACCAGGGTCTCCAGTGCCCTCAACAGCCTCAATGTGTGGGACTTCAGCGGTTCCAGTGAGGACTTCACCACGTCGGACGAACAGAATGTCACGGATGGTTCAGGCAACCACTGGGCCATAGGTGTGTTCCTGGCGGACACAATCAGTGACAATCAGGACAGTTTCTACAGTTTCGAGAACAACACAGTGTCGTCAGGGAGCAAGAGGGACTACGCGGTCAGCGCCGGTAACGCCAGTGCGTTCAACGGTGAGTTGGACCTGGACGGATTGAGTTCCAACAGGATCTCATCAACCATAGGTAACCTCCAAGCATTCGACTCAGCGGTCACCCTTGACGCATTCCACATCGTGGGCACCATATTCAACAAGACCGGCAACCAGATCTCCACCAGGGTGGACGGCGCAGACGCATTCACTCCTGTGAACGACTACGACAGATCCATCAACCAGAAACAGGACGTGAGGATCATGCGAAACAGGGCCAACGAGAGGTTGGATGGCAGGGTTGCTGAATTCTTCGTGGTAGGCGCACTGCCGGGCACGGGCGGAACTGACATAACTGAGTTCCAAAAGGCTGAGGGATACCTGGCTCATAAGTGGGGTCTGACGGGAAATCTACCCAGTGACCACCCGTTCAAGAACGTCTCGCCGTAGGCAGTTTTATCAAATCATAAAAACCGCTAAATATTACTTAATATGACACAAGAAGTAATAGATGTAGGTATAAATCCGGATAGTGGTGACGGTGATTCGCTGTATGAAGCCGGCAACAAGATCAACAACAACTTCGGTGATTTCTTCGATCTTGCACCGGTCAAGGCGGACATCAAGTTCTTCGGCAACAATATCACGTCGAGGCAGTCAAACGCAGACATCGACGTACACCCCAGCGGCACGGGATCTATCGTGTTCCCGGGTATCAGATTCAACGACAACAACATCGAAGCTGTAAATACCAACGATGACCTAAAGATATCAGCCAGTGGATCGGGTTCGGTGGTGATAGATGGCATAGGATTCAATTCAGGGACAACCATCAGTGCCACAGATTCAACATCTGTAAACATCAATGAAAACCTCATAGTAGACGGTACACTTTCGGCGACGGGAACATTTGATTTCGATGCCGTGAAAACATTCATTACTGGATCGACATTTGGAAACTTGACTTTGGCAAATGGATCCATAACAGATTCATCGGGATCGATCAGTTTCGGCAATGAAAATTTATCAACAACGGGTACGCTGGCCGGCGGTGGTGATTCTGTAATAGGTAATCTAACTTTGACGGACGGTTCGATAACTGATTCGTCAGGTGCCATAAGCTTCGGCAATGAAAACATTTCAACAACAGGAACAATAATAGCGGCCACGGGGTCAACTTTTGGTAACCTGACGCTGGCCAATGGGTCAATCACAGATTCATCAGGAGCAATCAGCTTCGGCAACGAGAACCTGACAACATCAGGAACATACAAACCCGGCACTTTAACAATGGCCGCTGGATCCATAACAGATTCATCAGGTGCCATAAGTTTCAGCAATGAGAATTTAACCACAACAGGTACACTAACAGTGGGCGGGACAACTACAATGGTCAACATGTCAGTGTCGGGGGCAACTTCATTTGCCGCTCCTGTTACAGTTGATAATTTAACATTCAATGACAACATAATTTCGACCAGCTCAAACGCAGACCTTAACCTTACACCGGGCGGAACGGGTGTGGTCAACGTGGCCAACCTGACCATAGACTCATCTATAAACTTCACCGACAACGTGATCAAAGTCACAAATTCAAACGCGGACCTGGTACTGTCAGGTAATGGTTCGGGATCAGTGGAGTTCAACAACATAGACATCAACTCAGGAACCATAGACAACACAATTATCGGTGCAAACAACCCTGGCTCGGGTCTGTTCAATCCATTGAGTTTTAACACATTGGTAATCCCTACTAAAATTACATTCTCGGGCAACACAGTATCCACCAACAGATCAAACGACAACCTAGAATTTGCGGCGAATGGAACTGGTAATGTCATAATCAATGGTTTATCTTTGCCGAACGCAGACGGACAGACAGGACAGTTCTTACAGACCAACGGTAGCGGAGTCTTGGGTTATCTCTCAACTGGCACAGCACTGAGTGAGACAGACATACAAGACGTTCAGACAGTGATTACATTCCGTAATCTCACAGTGATAGACCATGTAACCGCGGTGGGAGGACACTCAAAAATAGAATCGTCGGCATCGGCGCAGGATCAATTTGCAACATCAAAATACGACAGTGCCTGGTATCTAGCAATTAACAGAGATGATGTGAGTGATGAGTTTGAGATAGTAAAACATTCTCTTGCACATAATAATTCAGATGCATTTGTCAGTTCCAGCGGAGTGGCCAAAACAGGTACAAATAATCATATAGAAACCTCCGCGGATGTGAATAACTCCAGGGCGAGACTGCTAGGCACAGGGAACTCGGGAGCAAACTCCATGTCCTACTACAGGATCGGATTGGGAGATGATGACTCCACAGGATACTCGGGAGAGGACGAAGCGGCAACGGTGATCAATACAGATATTGACAGTGCATCGGAAGTATTTGACACTTGGGCACACGCAGATTTCAGAGGAGCAAAATACTACATTTCTGTCAACAACGCATCCAAAACAGAAATCAGTAACTTGGAGGCATCGGTGGTACACGATGGTACAGCGGCATACGTTAGCATTTACAATGTAGTAAACTCAGGTAGCGACGATCTTGTGACTATTACTGCGGCGATCGACGGTGACAATGTAAAATTAAGTGCCGCGGGTCTCGAAACAAACTTGAGATTACATGCGTACAGAATCATATTGGCCGATGACGAAGCAGACAGGAGTTCAACGAATGTCAACGTGATAGGCGAAGTCACGGTATCCAGTGCTTCAACAACATTAGACACATTCAGCACAAACACTTACCAAGGTTGTCATTATATCATTGTTGCACACAACTCAAGCGAAGGTGCATCATCTATTTGTGAGGCGTCGGTTGTAAGTGACGGAACCACTGCATTCATCACCCAGTATGGTATGGTCAGCACCAAAGGCACAGACCAACTACTGCTAACGGCGGCACATTCTTCAACAACAACCACAGTATCAGCAATTTCATCATCGGGTGGTTCCACAACTGTTAATGCCTATAGGGTCAATCTAGCCAGAGGGGAAGGCTCGACCTCGGCAGTGGCGACACTGGATTCATTTAGTGCTTCAACATTTAGATCAGCCAACTATTTTATGCAGATAGCAGATAACTCCGATGGAAAATATGAATTACAACAACTGAATGTCACCCATGACGGTACGAATGCCTTTGTTAGTGTCTTTGGCTCTGCAGGCACTGATCAGGATATGATCACAGTTACGGCAGATATCAACGGTGGAAATGTTAGGCTGAGAGGTACAATAAATACAACTAATGATCACACAGTTACCTCAGTGAGGAGAATAATAAACGTATAGAATATGGCACAATTAGTATTAAATGTAGGCGCAAACGCAAACGACGGAACGGGAGATACGTTACGGAATGCGATGATCAAGGTGAACACAAACTTCACCGAGATTTATTCATCACCAGGATTCGACCTTACAACTATATCAGTAACAGGAAACGAGATCAGGGCGACCAGGACGAACGATGACCTAGTGTTCTCACCAGCTGGCTCAGGTGCTGTAGTTTTCCCTTCACTTAAAATTGATGGCAACAACATCACGGGTATCAACTCAAACGAGAACATAAACCTAATCCCTTCGGGAACAGGTAAAGTAGTTTTCGGAGCAATAAAAATCGAAGGTACGACGCTGAGCTCAGATGACTCAACAGCGATCAACATCAATGACGGTTTAATCGTCGATGGTGACCTGACTGTGTCAGGGGCATTATCATTTTCAGGGGCCATTTCAGCAGGGTCAGGATCGACTGTGGGGAACCTAACACTGGCCAATGGATCTATAACAGACTCATCTGGCGCAATAAGTTTTGGCAATGAAAATATAAGCACAACAGGAACTATAACGGCCGCGACTGGTTCAGTTTTTGGAACAATTACAGTGGCAAACGGTTCGATCACTGACTCGACAGGAGCAATCAGCTTCGGCAACGAGAACCTAACCACGACAGGAACTATCGCTGGGGCAACCGGTTCGACATTTGGTAACCTGACGCTGGCCAATGGATCAATAACTGACTCATCAGGTGCCATAAGTTTCGGCAACGAGAATCTGACAACGACAGGTACAATGACCGCTGGCACTTTGACCATGGCGGGTGGATCAATAACAGATTCATCAGGTGCAATAAGTTTTGGAAATGAGAACCTGACCACAACAGGAACACTACAGGTGGATGGATTATCTACACTGGGAGCATTGACAGTGACCGGTGCAGTCACATTTGGTGGTGGTGGGGTCACGGTAGACAACCTAAATTTCAATGACAACACTATCTCTTCCAGTTCAAATGCGGACATACGTTTGACACCGGGTGGCACAGGATCAGTAATCGTAGGAAGCCTTACAATAGATGACAACATCAGCATAACCGACAACGAGATCAAAGCAACAGCTTCCAACTCCAACCTGATATTATCACCATCAGGCACAGGACAGGTTACGATAGCCAAAGCGGACATCAACAGTGGTTCAATAGATGGAACAACCATCGGTGCATCAACGGCGGCGGCAGGTACGTTCACAACACTTACAGTCACACAGGCACTTACACTAGAAGGGATAACGATAGACGACAATACCATAAAGACCAACTCATCAAACGCCAATCTTGAACTGTCAGGTAACGGCACGGGTGGTGTGACCATAAGTGGATTCACTTTCCCAACATCAGATGGAAGTGCCAACCAGTTCCTAGCTACCAACGGCTCGGGTGTATTGCAATTTGTAACTGGTAGTGCATCGCTATCTCACTCAGACGTTGCAGATGCCACAATAACAGTGGCCACTTCGGCAACATCAGTGCTGAACACATTCGCTGTTGCAACATACAGGAGTGCCAAGTACTTCATATCCATAACGGATGCCACAAACAGCAGATTCGAGATAGTGGAAGCCAACGTCATACACGATGGATCAGATGCTTATGTTTTATCTTTTGGATCAACAACAGATCACACAGGGCCGTTGACCACTTTCAGTGCGGATGTTAATGGTGGAAATGCGAGATTGTTGGTAACAAACACATCCAGCGACAGCACGGTATTCAAGTTCCAGAGAATAGCAGTAGACGTGTAATTTACGTCCGGTTCTTAGAATATTCCATAAATAGACACACTAACAAAAATTAAACGGAGAATTAAGACATGGCTAAACAAACAATAGGCATAGGATCTAGTGCAAACGACGGTACAGGTGATCCATTAAGAACAGCATTTGACAAGATAAACGATAACTTTGACGAGTTATACGGCACAACGGCCGAGGCCAACGATCTTATAGAAGACGCAACTCCCCAATTAGGTGGAGATCTTGACGTTAACGGAAGAAGAATAACGTCAGCAAGATCAAATGAAGACATCGTATTACTACCAAACGGTACAGGTGGAGTGGTTGCTTCAGCTCTTAGATTTGCAGGAACAACAATCAGTTCAGATGACTCATCATCAGTTAACATCAACGAAGGTTTGATCGTTGACGGTACTACAAGTGTTTCAGGAGCAGTATCTATGGCTTCAACATTAGCGGTAACAGGTGTTGCGACTTTCACAGCAACTCCAGTTTTCAGTTCTGACATAACTGTCACAGATGATGCCAGTTTCATATCAGATGGCGCAGTAGTAAATTTTGGTGCAAACTCAGAGATTCAACTTACACACGTGCATAACGAAGGATTACTACTTACAGAAACAGGTGGCGGTGCCCCGACACTGACTTTCAGGGATTCAGCACTTTCGATCAGCTCATCAGCCGATGGCCAACTAGATATCGCGGCAGACACAGAATTACAAATATCAACTACACTTGTTGACCTAAACGGTAACCTAGATGTTTCTGGGACTGCTTTGATCACTGGTGTTGCCACTTTCACCGCAACTCCAATTTTCAGTAGTGACGTGACTGTGACTGATGACGTTAACTTGATATCAGACAGTGCAGTAGTAACTTTCGGTGCAGATTCAGAGGTATCTTTAACACACACAAATGACGTTGGTCTTACACTTAATTCTACAAATAAATTAATGTTTAATGATGCATCTCAGTTCGTACAAGGTATAAGTGCAACAGTTTTAGGACTTGGTGCTACAGACGAAATTGATCTTACAGCCACGGCAATAGATGTAAATGGAACTATGGATGTAAGTGGAACACTTACAACAGCGGCAGTCACAGCAAGTGGTACAGCAACATTCAATGGTGCAGTCGTAATAAACGGAGCAACAGCAATAGGTGACTTGAACATCCTGGCAGATGGTACAATAACAACAGACACAAATGGTGACTTCGTTGTTGATCCAGCAGGAACAGGTGCCATAGTTTTAACAGGACCTATCACGGCAACAGGTGTGCAGACCACAACAGGACAGCTGAACGTTGACAACTTGAGATTGGACGGCAACGTTCTATCAGCAACATCAGGTGCTATCACACTAACACCAGCGGCAGGACAAAACGTTGCCGTAACTGGAACCAACACTAAATTAACAGCCGCTGAAGCTAACTTCACATTGTGTGAAGCCGTAACTCTTAGAGCAAACGCTTTACAGAACGACACTTCAGATGGTGACTTGGCTATATCTACACAGGGTACGGGTGCGGTAACAGTTGCATCACAGCTTACACTGACAGGATCATTCCTGCCAGCCATACACACATTCGTGGCAACGGACGCAGTTACGATCACGGAACACGCAGGTAGAACATTATTACTTGGCGAAGTTGGTGGTAACGCATTGG